CGCCGCAGCACAAAAGTTCAGAACCAGATGTTCGGCGTTGTTGCCACCAACAGCACCCGCTTGCTCTCCGAGCAGGAAGTTGCCCAGGCAGTCGGCGTCGAGAAAGTTCTCGTTGGCCGCGCACCCAAGAACACCGCCAAGAAGGGCCAAGCCTATTCTGGTGGATTCGTCTGGGGCGACACCTACATGGCTCTTGCCTACATCGCCGGTGGCGAGTTCGCCGCTGGTGGATTTGGCCGCTCGATCCTGTGGGGCGCTGATTCTCCGGTTCCCTTCGTGGCAGAAACCTATCGCGACGAAGCCCGCCGCAGCAATGTTCTCCGCGTGCGTCAGCATGTGGCCGAGAAGGTTGTTGACGGAAGCTCGATCATCCGCATCACGACCGGTCTGTAATCCCCAAGCAGACTCGTTGGCAAACAAAGCCCGCCCTTGCAAGAGGGCGGGTTTTTTGTTATTCTGGCGGCGTAGATATGATCGTGATGCCGTCAAACAACTCTGGCCTGCAAGTTGGATACCTTGCAGGGAAATACCCGAATCGCATTGGCTGGCTTCTTTCTCCCGATGGTTGGCGCAAGCCGCCGAGTTGGATGCCATACGCAATCGACAACGGCGCTTTTCCTGCATGGACAAACCAAAAGCCTTGGGACGAGTCAGCATTTCGCTCTCACCTAGAGCGAACAAAGGAAGCGCACAAGCCGCTCTGGATCGTCGTTCCAGATGTTGTGGCCGATGCGGACGCAACCATTATCCACTGGCATGAATGGTCGCCGCAAGTTCGCGCTGCTTGCCCGAATGTGCCGCTTGCTTTTGCCGTGCAGGATGGAATGACGCCCTATCATGTGCCAAGCGGCGCGGATGTGATTTTTGTAGGCGGAACCACCGAATGGAAATGGCGGAACCTTCGCCAATGGACAGACAATTTCCCGCGCGTGCATGTGGGGCGAGTGAATTCTGAAAAGCTTTTGTGGGCCGCTCACGAAGCGGGGGCAGAATCCTGCGATGGCACGGGATGGATGCGCGGTGGCGAAGAAAGGCTTGCCGACTTGTGGAGATACCTGGCACAATCAGCGGGCGGCGATCTTCGCCCGCAACCTCAATTATTATGAACAAACAAAATCGATACGATGCAACATTCCGACTCTGGAAAGACTTTACTTTCGAGGCGGCTCACCAACTCACAAAAGTTCCAACCGGCCATCAATGCGGGCGACTGCATGGGCATAGCTACAAATTGCGCGTTCATTGTGAAGGCAAATTAAATCCCGAACGCGACTGGGTTGTGGATTATGCCGACATCGCCGCAAGCGTTCGCCCAATCGTATCGAGTCTTGATCATACTTTTCTAAACCACCATTTTGACTTTGAAACAACGGCGGAAAATCTTGCGTGGTGGTTCGGTCAAGAACTAAAACCCAAGTTGCCCAACATTTATGCTGTTGAGCTTTTCGAGACTCCAACCACTTCGGTTTTTCTTGAGCTTTAATTGACATAAGCGCCAAGCAAGACATGAACCAAAAAAAGAAACTGGTCGCTGCATTCATTGCAGGGAACGAAGAAGAGCGCATCGCTCGATGCGTTGAGAGCTACAAGAAAATCTGCGACGAGATCGTTGTCGTTCGCGCCATCGGATCACTTAAGCCAGATCGCACTCTCGACATTGCCAAGGAGATTGGATGCGTCACCGCTGAATACAGCAACTCGCCGCTCTGCGCCGATTGGCTGCATTTGGACAACTTCGCCAACGCTCGCAATCAAGCGTTCGCTCTTGCCTATGATCTTACAGGCGAAGATGGCTGGGTGATGTGGGCTGATGTTGATGACATCCTGCCAGAGTCTCAAGTCGAGCCGCACCTGAAGGCGCTGACAGAATGCCCAGAAGATTGCGATTGGATTCTTACCGACTATGTGATCCCCGAGCAGCACAAGCGTGCGCCACGGGAACGATTCTTTCGCTACAAGAGCGGCTGGTGGTGGAGACCGGTGCATGAGAACATGCATCCAACCAAAACGATCAAAATCTGGAGCCGCCGCGATCTGGAAACCGCGCACCACAAGCCGCCGCTTGGGCGCCGCCCAAGCAATGAGCGCAACACTCGCATCCTTGAGTTCAACGATCAATTCACGCCGAACATCAAGTTTTACCTGCACTACGAAAAAATGATCCAAGGCCAGCGCGAGCAGGCAATCCGCTACGGCGCGGAATCTCTCGCTCTTAAAAGCCTGGATGCCGTCCACCGTTATGAGACGATGGTGAATATGAGCAATATGACGGATGGCGATACGGCCATGCGATTCGCCGCCAGTGCTGAAAAGCTGGATCCGAATAGGCGCGAAGCTATCGCGCTGCAGGCATCAATTCTTCTCGACCAAGGCAAGGCGAAGGAATCGCTCGCCGTGCTGGATCGCATGGAGAAAGTGCCTGTGCCATCATTCCCGCAGTGGACGCATCGCGCCGAATACTATGGGTGGAAGGCTACACGCCTTCGCGCTTGGGCGCTTCGCATGGCAGGCAAGGCGAAAGAAGCATTCGCGTTAGAGCAGGATTTGCTCAATGGCTCACAAGGCCCAAAGATCAGCATTCTTCACGCGACAAGGGGAAGGCCCATGCAGGCAGTGCAAACGATGAGCCTGTGGCTATCTCGCGCCAAGAACCCTGCCGCCATCGAATACATCTTTGCCGTGGATGCAGATGATCCTACCGCTGCGCAGTTGCAACGCTTTGGCGGAGTGGCGCAAGAAGGCGATGGCGGCTCTGTGGGCGCTTGGAATCTGGCGGCATCGCATTGCGTTGGCGATATTCTTGTGCAGATGAGTGACGATTGGGAATGCCCGCCGGGCTGGGATCAAATGATCCTTGACCGTCTTGATATTTCGTCAGAAAAGTGCCTACGAATTTCTGACAATTACCGCACTGACGAGTTGCTACCAATGGCAATCATCACGCGCAAATTCTATGATCGCCATGCACTTTTCAACCCGCTCTTCAAAAACCAATATAGTGATGCCGAGTTCACCGTTCGTGCGGCGAAGGCGGGCGCGATTGTTGAAGCGCGTGATATTGTTTTTGCTCATCATCATCCTGCTTTCGAGCCGAGTGTTCCTGTGGATGATACGCATCGCCGTGTCAGCGATCCGCAAGAGCGCGAGCGCGCTAAAGCAATCTTTGAAAAACTAACAACATGAGAAAAATAACACTGCTACACGCAACCCGTGGCACGCCCGTGCGCGCGCTAACGACAAGGAAAATCTGGTTTGAAAGGGCAAATCATCCAGAAGACATCGAGCATATTTTCGGCATACAGGCCGATGATCAAGATAGCATGAAGGCTTTTAGCGACATGAATTATGGCGTGAGTGTGCCGCCGCCAGAGTGGGCATCATCGAGCGTGGCGAATTGGAACACCGCTGCCGCACTCTCAACAGGCGAGATTCTTGTCGTGATCGCTGATGATCTCACACCACCGATTGGCTGGGACGATGAGCTTCGTAAACTTCCTTCTGGCAAACTGCCTTGGGCTTGCTATGTGCCGGACACCGTTCGCGATGACGGATTGATGTGCCACCCCGTTCTTTCTCGGGAACTCTACTCGCGCCGTGGATACATTTTCCATCCCGACTTCTATGGCGTTTTCTGCGACAATGACTTCACAGTTCGCACGCAATTGGAAGTGACGATCTTGCAGGTGAAGGGACTCAAATGGTTCCACGATCACCCGAGCAATGGCGGCAGGCCGGAAGATTCAATCGTCCTGCACCAGAACAGCAAGGAAGCGTATGCCTACGGTGGCGCCACGTTCATGAAGATGTGGCCGCTTTTGCAAACATTCAACCGCTGCCGAAGCGTTGAGAGCGACATCCACGCGCACCTTTTGCGGCTCGCGCAACTCGCGAGAGAGTGCAATCATGTTACCGAGTTTGGCGTGCGTTCTGGAATGTCCACCTTTGCCTTTATGCACGGGCTTTCTAACAAAAGCCGCGCCACGCTTCGCAGCTACGATCTGGGCGATCCTTACAACCTATACGCCAGCATCCGGCCACACATCGAAATCGATTGGACATTCGCGCACGGGTCGACGCTCGATGCGCCGACGATTGAGCCGACTGATATGCTTTTTGTCGATACACTCCACACCTACGCACAAGTGAAGGGAGAGCTTGAGAAGCACGGCAACCAAGCAAGGAAATACATTGCCTTTCACGATACCGTGGCCTTCGGCATAAGCGGCGAAGACTTCGGCCCTGGCATCAATCTCGCCATCCAAGAATTCATGAAAGACAATGAGCATTGGGTGCTTTTCGAGCATTACGAACACAACAACGGCTTGACAATTCTTGCAAGACAATGAGCGCAACCCACTCTGTATGGATTGGCCCGAAGCTGGGCTTAATGGAAAAACTCACTCTCACCCTTCTCGTCAAACACGGCCACGATGTGACGCTTTGGACGCAGGGCAAGGTTGAAGGCGTGCCGGATAGCGTAGAAATTAAGCAATTGCCGAAGGATATCTTGAAACCTGTCGGTTTCGCAGGCAACCCACATGCCCACATTCCCAATGGCGGCATTGGTAGCTTCGCGCATTGGAGTGATTACTTCGCACTTGAAACGCTCTACCGCCACGGCGGAACCTGGGTGCAGATGGATTGCGCGGTGAACTGCAAGCTCGATCTTGCCGATTATACCTTCTCCCCGTGGCTTTCCACCATCTCGCCTGTGGTGATGAAAATCCCAAAGGGCAGTGACTTTTCGGCAGATGTCGGCGTGATCTTATGTGAAATGCTTAACGACGGCATGGCGGGCCGTGATTGGCATGAGGCGATGCTTGCGATTCATCAAGGACTTCAGCGTCATGGAATCCACTATTCCACGCTGCCGAGCTACTTCGATTGTGGAGGCGTAGATGTCTCGCCATACACGCACGCGATCAAGGTCGATGTGATCCATTGGTCAAATGCCACCCACAACACCAGCAAAGAAAAGCCGGTGAAGGGTAGCGAATACGAGCGTCTTTGCAAAGAGTGCAAGTTGATTTGACGCTCTGGCCCTTTTGTGAGTCTGCTTGATATTCTTGCCGCTGATTTTGCTGCTGTTAGTGCCGAGTTGCCCGTATCCTGTTCATTCAATGGTCAGG